ACGAGTGCCCAATTTGCGGACACGAGTTCAAAAGCATTCGGGAAGACAACAGATCAAAGATCAGTGACTTCGTCATGACTGAGATTGATCTCCTCAAAAGATCCAATTTCTCGTGGTGCGACCTCTTCGGGGATGACTGTGCGCTACTGGCAACGGGCTTCATCGCCTGGGCTGGGGTCTTTTTCTTGAACGGACGTTGGTACGCCGTGGGCGGAGTTGAAAAGGGTGGGTCACGCCTTTTGGGTGTTGGGGAGAGAAGCATTTGCTTGGCACAGGCGAATGACTGGCTCAACAACAACGAAAGCGATGACGCTGCTCACAAAACCAAGCGCTGGCTCAAGGAACCACCAACGACCGGACAACTCAAGTACCTGCCAGTGGAGTTCCGTGCTGATTACGGCTTGACCCGATATCACGCATCTGCCTTGCTGACATTCATGTTCAACAGGGTGGCCATCCGTCGTCTCGTGAATGCAGCCAACGACTCACAGATGACGCCTCAATTGGAGGCCGCGTGAAATGCCACATCTGCTCCAGACAAGCAAAGGGCTACGGCTACTTCAACCCCAAGCTCAAACGCTCCGATCCGCTGCGGTACAGCCACCTTTGGGTGTTTTGCAGTCGTCGGTGCCAAGAGGCGTTTTCAAAAGCCATGAAAAAACTCAACGACTGCTCGGAGGCTGGAGTGATTGATCCCTCAGAAATGGAAACCGAATCCATGCACTCGGCTCTCGTTCCACTGGGTGAATTCGTGGGCTCCATTGGGATGGACCGACCTTTCTCCCAGTACAGCAAAGCCGAAGTGCTTCGCTTGATTGAAGTGGTCATTGACGCCTATCAGGGATCAATGCTCACCAAGCACGAAGAACAAGCCGAACGTGAGCGCATCTATTTCGAACGTCTTGCCGAGCGTCAAGCCCGTCAATGACTTCAACACAACAAAGGAATAACAACAAATGATTGACCTGAACCATCAACCCAAGTTTCACGAACTCGTGACTGCATTACTTGATGCATCCATTCAACGTGAACGAGGCAAACAACCCAAGCGCTCCTACCTTGGCGCATCACGTCTTGGGGTTTCATGTGAGCGCGCTCTTCAATTCGAATTCACCAACACGCCCAAGGACGAGGACGGAGATTTTCCTGGTCGAATCCTGCGCGTTTTTGATGTCGGGCACGCACTCGAAGACCTTGTCATCAACTGGCTGCGAGCAGCAGGATTTGATCTCTACACCCGCAAGCAAGATGGTCACCAATTTGGATTCTCTGTCGCGGGCGGAAAGATCAAAGGCCACGTGGACGGCATTCTTGCTGGAGCCCCCACTGAGCTCGAACTGGCATTTCCCATGCTTTGGGAGTGCAAGACGATGAACGACAAAAACTGGAAGGAAACCGCCAAGAAGGGGGTCGAGGCATCTAAACCAATTTATGCAGCGCAAATGGCCATCTATCAAGCCTACATGGAGCCAAGCGTGCCCGGAATTTCCTCCAATCCGGCCTTGTTCACTGCCGTTAACAAAGACACCCAAGAGGTTTGGTGTGAGCTTGTTCCCTTCAATGCCGCCTTGGCTCAGCGTATGTCAGACCGCGCTGTAAAAGTGCTTCAGGCAACCACTGCGGGCGAACTACTTCCACGCATCGCAAGCCAACAAACCTTTTATGAGTGCAGGTCTTGCTCGTGGAGCAACCGCTGCTGGAACGGTCCACAGGAAATTTCGATGGGGGTGCCTCAATGACAGGCAGTGCAAATAAAGCATCCACTCCCAAGAAGGCTTGCACTCTCGCTCGCGCCAAGCCACTGATCTCTGCCTCACTGGTCGAAAGACTGCTGATGCGTCACGTTGAATTTGTTTCGCCCGAGACGCGATTGATCGTTGCCGTGATTAAGCAAGGCTTCATTGATCTGAACGCGCCGTCTGAACATTTGCGGCGAGAAGCATGCAAGTTTTTCAAAGATGACCGACTAAGCCTCTGGTCTGAGCGCGTCGGTATTTCTGCGGATTTCGTGCGTGAAATTGCCATCAAAGGAGGTTTTTTGCCCGTCGACTTCAGAGGGTTGGGAGGTGCACATGCTTGATTTCAATGACGATGAAGCTGGCGCATCCTCAATTCCTCATGACTCAGATCGGGACACCATTCGCCATGAGCTAGTTACACGCATCGAGTCTGTTCTGTTCTCGATCATGCCTGCTGGCAAAGTAGTCCATGGGAAGTTCGTGGTTGGGGATATCTTGGGGAGTCCTGGTCGAAGTCTGGAGGTCGAACTTGATGGAGATCGTGCAGGTCTTTGGATCGATAGAGCTACTGGCCACGGCGGTGATGTCTTTGATCTGATTGCGGCGCACACGGGCCTATCTTCACAAGTTGACTTTGCTGAAGTACTCAATGCGTCTCGAGAGCTCCTTGGTCGACCATTGATTCAACGACCTGCCCGAAAGAAGTCCAACGTATTGATTGATGACCTTGGACCTGCAACGGCAAAGTGGGATTACTTTTCTGCAGACGGCACACTCATCGCTTGCGTCTACCGATATGACCCTGAGCCTGGTCGGAAGGAATTCAGGCCTTGGGACGCAAAGCGCAGAAAGCTAGCGCCTCCTGATCCTCGCCCGTTATTCAATCAGCCAGGGATTGCAAATGCAGACACCGTTGTCCTGGTTGAAGGAGAAAAGTGCGCCCAAACATTGATCGACTTGGGTGTGTGCGCCACTACGGCCATGCATGGTGCAAACGCGCCTGTGAACAAAACGGACTGGAGCCCTTTGACTGGCAAGAACGTCTTGATCTGGCCAGACCGAGATAAACCAGGCTGGGAGTACGCCATGCACGCATCTGAGGCGGTCATGGCAGTGGGTGCGACATCATGCGCCGTACTCATCCCCCCAACTGAACCTACTCCAGAACACCCCCAAGGTGAGCCTGACGGATGGGATGCGGCAGATGCGTTGGCACAGGGGTTTGACATCCATGAATTCCTGGCTAATGGGGAGCGGCTGCAACTTCAGGCAGCAATCACTGATGTCGAACCCGTGGTTGATGAAATCACCGAACAGTCTGTTTGGGCGACCGAGGATGCTTTGGCGCTGACCTTCTCGACCCGTTACGGGCAAGACTGGCGCTATGTCGCAACCTGGGGCAAGTGGGTCTTTTGGACGGGCAAGCGCTGGCAAGTTGAGGAAACGCTTGCAGCCAACCAATTGATGCGACAGATCTGCCGAGAGGCAGCTCTGAAGGCCGACTCTCATCGACTGTCTGCACGGTTGGCAAGCAGCGGAACAGTTGCTGGTCTGGAACGACTTGCACGCTCGGATCGCCGTCACGCAGCGACTGCGGAAGAGTGGGATGCAGACATTTGGTTGATCAACACCCCCGAGGGAGTTGTTGACCTGAAGTCTGGTGGCAAACGTCCACACGACCGCCTGGATCGAATGACCAAGATCACCACAGCCAGTCCATCTGGAGATTGCCCCGTCTGGAAGCAATTTCTGAACGAGGTGACTGGTGGCAATAAAGACTTGCAGTCCTACTTGCAGAGGATGGCGGGCTACGCGCTTACCGGATCCACGCAAGAGCATGCGATCTTCTTCCTGTATGGAACTGGAGCCAACGGAAAGTCAGTCTTCACCAACACCCTCGCCACGATCATGGGCGACTATGCAGCCAATGCACCCATGGATACGTTCATGGAAAGTCGCACCGATCGCCACCCAACAGACATGGCAGGACTCAGGGGCGCTCGATATGTGTCTGCAGGTGAAACGGAGCAGGGTCGACGTTGGGCTGAGTCAAAGATCAAAAGCCTGACTGGTGGCGACAAGATTTCCGCTCGCTTTATGCGAAAGGATTTCTTCGAGTTCTTTCCGCAGTTCAAGCTCTTTTGCGCAGGAAATCACAAACCAGCAATCCGCAACATCGATGAAGCGATGAAGCGCAGGCTGCACTTGATTCCGTTCACGGTAACCATTCCGCCCGAAAGGCGTGACAAGAACTTGCAGCAAAAGCTCCTTGCCGAGCGCGATGGAATCATGGCATGGGCACTTGAGGGATGTCTGCAATGGCAACGCCTCGGGAAGCTCGAACCTCCCAAGGATGTTCTAGATGCCACTGACGAGTATTTCGAAGAAGAAGACTCGATTGGTGAATTCCTGGACGAGGAATGCACCCTCTCTGCCACGTCACGCGAAACGATTTCGGCAATTTACATCCGATGGCGGGAACGCGCTGAAAGACGCGGGGAGTACTACGGGACAAGTCGCTGGCTTTCTCAGCAACTGATCAACAGGGGCTTTTCTCGAACCCGTCTAAGCGGGGGAACGAAGGCGCTCATGGGTTTGTCGCTCAAGCCCAAAGAGATGGGCTACATGCCCTACCGAGATGACTGACAAGGTCTGTGACCGAAAGTGACTCTCCTTTGTAAATCTCTCTATACGTGCGCGTGCGCACACGTGAGCAGTTAATGGAAATCAGGTCACTTTTGGTCACTCATAAAAGAAATGGAGATAAAAGTGTCGATTAATCATGTATTCGCGCTCGATCTGGGCACACAGACAGGTTGGGCCTTGATTGCAGCCAGTGGCTCAGTCACAAGTGGAACCCAGTCCTT